TAAAATCACAAAAGATTGGAATTTCCTCTCTATGCATACTCATTACAATGTGGCACGCCTTCACAGATTGTCAGGGTATGGAATTAATCATTCATGCTCAAAATGAGGAGCAAGCAAAGTCACACGCCCAAGACTTTAGAAGAATATTAGCAAACTCTGAAAAATACAAAAAATATCTTATCACTAAAGCAATGCCCGAAATAGGATTACTCAAAGATGAGGTAACTAAAGTAAAGACTATCTACATGCACAATCCCAAAAATCCCTCTATGCCTACCAAGATAATAATCACGGGGATGTCTCAAGGTGCATTACTATCCCACAAGAGAGTAGGATTCATTTGGAGTTCAGACATTACTATCGCACAACTCACAGCTGATCGAACAAATAACGTTTGGATTGCCATGTTATCAAGGAGAGCCTTAACTGAGGGCTCAGTCATAGTAGAATGTCCTGCACGAAACCCAGATGGTCCAGTTTATGACGCCTTTGAGAAATTCGAGAAACAGGCAGAATCAGAGACAGAATACGATGAGGAGTATGATTTTCATGTTGAAAAATTTACCTACGAGTTAGGGATTAGAGATAAATTCTTCACCCAGGCATTTATTGACTCTGAAAAGAGAAAGTATGGTCCTCTCTTTGGAACATTTTATAACGCTGATTTCTTCGCTAGTGGTCATACCTGGTATACTGAGGAAATGTTTAGCAATATCACACCTGACGCTACGAGTAATTGGCTAGCATTCAATCCTACAGATGATATGATTAGTGAGGTAACAGAATAACCTTACAAATTAATTACTATTAGATAGTAACTATTATATAGTGTATGTACTATGTAATAGTATGAATACAACTCAATTACCAACAAACCAAAGCATGAAAACATTAGTAATGCTAGAAGAACAATCTCACCTTGATTTTATGTTTGGAGAGATTAAAGAATTTGAACACCAAGATATTTACAAATCATGGAAAAGCATCAGAGCAAGCCTAGATAAAGAAATTGCCTTGCAAGATGATGATCCTATCTATTGTGGAAATGGAGAAATCTTTCACGTTTATGAGGCTGAGAACTGATGACAAACGCCTGTAAGAAGCACTCCAAACATCTCTCAAAAACCAAATTAGTAGATCCTAAAGATTGTATATTTTGTAGTGTAGAGGGTGAATTCTAATACCTCAATACCTATTCTCTTGTACCTGTGGGAATAAATGGGTAGGCAAAAAAGAAAAGGCTCAATGTTCTATTCCTGGATGCTACAAGACTAACAAAGGTAATCTGCTGTAATAATAACAAAAAACTACGCCTAACATTTTCTTTATATACCACTCACAATTAAAATATTCATGGTGTCATCTTGACGGATGAATAACACACATACAATCTTTACCTAACTGAGTAGTCCCCCATCTTGTCGACAATTGATGGCACACTTCCAGTTAGAAAATTTAAATATTGCCAATTAACAGTTATGAATGTAAGTTTTATGACAACAACACTAAAAGAAAAAATTAAACAACAAAATAATATTATTACCTCACAAGAAAAAGACGTTCAAACAAAACGTGCTAACTATCAAGGCATAAAACAATCCATTAGTGAGTTTCGTGCTAAACCTGGATGGACTGATACCCAAATGGTAGAAAAAGAAAGAGAGTACTTTAGGATAGAAAAGGAATATGTGCAAAGTAGTGCAGTACTAGAAAAAGAGAAAATCACATTAGAAAAGGAAAAGTTAGCATTAGAAAAGGAGAAATTTGCACAAATGAAAGCTAAAAGTAAGAGTAGTACCTAACTTTAATAAGTGAGGGCATTTTAAGAAGTGTATGAAATATTTTATTCTCTATGTAATGATAATTATATTCTCTATGGATATGGTAGATATGATTATAAATCCTATAGTTTCCTCGTGGATAACGCCTTTGGATGATCTTAATTGTGAAGATTTAACATTAAAAATTCAAGAAAGAGCAGCTATCCCTCATCGTGACTTTATGGTTGATCACTGGATTAAATTAGAGTGTTTCAAATGATTAAAGCTACCTTTTACGTGTATGATGTGGATCCCGAGAAGCAAAATCAAGATGGAATTCCAAGATATTATCATCATATTACTTTTCATGTAGAGGAAGAAACAATTACAGCACTTAACCACAAACGAGATGAAATCATTAAATTTCATAAAGGTAAATTCTTGAGGCAGGAAGGGGAATTATGATAACAAAAGAGGATATGATAGAAATGGATGAATCACTGTATTCTGGATGGGTTTTAAAATTAAGTGAAAATGAGATAGAGGCAAAACTCCGTTTGAAACAAATCCTCGAGGACCAAGAGAAGGCCGAGAAATATCTAGCTGTTCAAATTATCAATCGAGCTGTAATAAATGAAAACAAACAACTCAAAGGGACATTAGAAAATACAATCAATCAACTCACTCTTAGAAATGATTCAGTAGACAATCTCAAAGAGGCAGCAGAAAAAGATCATCAAATTATTGTTCATGCAAATACTCAGATAGGACAATTAACGATACAGCTCGAGAAGATCAAGAAATTAGTTAATGAACATAATGGTAGTGATTATCATGCAAGACAATTATTTGACGAAATAGAACAATTACTAGAAGAATGATTAACACATTTTAATAAATAAACCAACTCTACTAATCACATGCCTCCTACATGTAAAGGTCAATGCGACAGACTAAACAAGACTAAAGACTTTCATCAACCGTACCGAAAGCATTGTAAGACCTGTGATTACTATCTGGTAACTCATAATGTATGGTGCTTTTGCTGTCATGGCAAACTAGGAATAGCAAAAAAGTCAAGGCCAGCTAAGATAAAGGAGCTATACCGTTCTCATACAAGGATAGAATAACTTAATAAAGTGTATTAAATTAACTAAAGTATGGCTGAATATATCAAAGTAGATGAGCAAGAATACGAGCAACTAGTAGCCTCTAATGAAAGATTAGATAATGCTATCAAACAATGCAAGAGCTATTTTACTCTAGACTCTATTATGGACAACACTAATACTGACTGTCTACAAGTTCTCGAATTCATCAAAACAGGATTAAAAAAATGACTGAAAGAATCAAACTAACAGAAGATAATTTTTATCTCCATCCATCAGACACATATGAAAATTTAAGAATTGAAATTTTGGGTAAGAATGTAAGTAAAAAAGAACTACAATCACAAATCCTAGCTGATCAAGAGAAAGCAGAGAAATATGATGAAATACCATCTCAAGGAATAGGATTACTAAATGCTTTTGATTGGCTAGATAAGAATAACATACAAAAAATTCCTGAATTGATGCAAGAAAACAGACAACTCAAAAAAGAGAATGAAAAACTATCTATGGATAAGGCTATTCTAGGTTCTTTTCAAGATGATGTTAAAGCCTTTTTCACTATGAATGATGTTGATGATTTAGAACAATTAGATAAGGAATTTAATAACCTCAAACAGAAATTAGAGAAGATAGGAAAATATATTGTTATGAGAGATGAAGAAGAATACGGCACACATCATGATTGGAGTAATCTTAGAAAAATACTAGGAGAGAAATCATGAGCGAATTAGGATCCCTAATAATCATATCTAGCATTGTAATTGTCATATGCTCCATTACTAGCGGAGTAATCGGGTATTGTCTGGGAAAAATGAAGAAATGAGTAAAGTATACGAAATAAAATCAAACAGGTTTTGGAGTAGTTCCCATATGAGAATAGATAGTGATTTTATTACTGCAGAAAACTTTGATCAAGCATGTCTTAAAGCTAAGACTCTCTTTGAATCTAGAGGAGATGACATGGATAGTATCGCTGCAGTTATTGAATTAGGGACATTTACTTCTATGGAGAACCCTTGATAAAAATAATCAAAACTTAAAACTTTGATAATTTATTAAAATTCATGATTACTCTTAACATCATTAACATTCACACCTTCCCTCAAAAAGACTGGACTATTACCTTACACGAGTATATCTCATTTAATTACGGTGATATTGTAGTTTTAACCACTAAAAAAGGTGAAACATTCACAGGTAGGATCACACGCAAGACTGCAATAAAATATTATATCAATGAAAAGCTCATTACCCTATCTGTAACTAAGTGGCGACCAACTAAAATATGGATTCTAGACAAACTATACCAGCTATTCACTCAGCGCAAAATGTATATTTTTGACAAATCATTATTATGAATCAATACACTACAGTAAGAAGAGAAAAGGCTGCAGTCGTAGGATTCTTTCATGGCATTGACCCAGCGACACAAAACGATTACTATACTGATATTGTCCATGTACTAACTGAAAAGCCCTGGCATAGAGATCCAAATCATAAACGAGTAATTTGGCTGCCTTCTATGGTGGGAATAATGAGGGTCCATCATTTGCCACCTGATAAAATAATAGACATGCAGATAGAGATGTTTAATCGATTCCCTCCAATGATAGCACAAATTGACTCATCCCGTGAAGAATTCCTATCTAATGCCATGGTGAGGAGATATGGCGAGAATACAGTATTTCCAGTCAAATTCCTAAACTCTGGGAACAGCAATACGAAATTCCAGTTAAAACAGATTGGCTACTCATTTTTAGATGCTGGATATGAATGGCCCAATACTATATCTATGGAGGAAGCAGGCCAGGTAAAATCAGCCAAACTATTCAAGATACTCAAAAGCGAAATGATGCATGAACAGGTACAGTTTACAAGCTCAGGCCGAGTATCATTTGATCATCCAGTAGGGAAACACAACGATTTGGTACATGGCTGGGAGTTATCATTAAAGGGAGTCATGCAGTACCAAGAGAAGAATCTAGGATATGAGAAAACAGCCCCAAAACAACAACCATTTGAGACTATACAGGATGATATGTATAAGGACTATTCAATGGAGGAAGCAGTTTCAGGTGAAATTTATGACGAGGATCTAACCAATTCATCATTTGGAATTCCTCCTGAATAAACAACTTTTTAAATTATAATTATAAACTAAAACTATGAGTGTAGAACTTACAGATTATACAAATATTGGACTTCCTGGAACGCCTGCCAGAGATCATCTATTGGTACTCTTTGAAGGCAAAATGTATATCTCCCTTGACGGTTCATGGCATAGAGCATAAGATAGATACTAAGAATCCTTAATTATCTAAAGAACACATTTTGATTTATAATGGTAGTTCCTCCAATTACACAAACTGGTAGTCCTAATTTTCCTTTTATCGAGTATAGAGATTTAACTTTCCAAAATACAGGACTCGTTATCACATCTACTGCTTACATTACTGCTAATGATAGAATTTACGATGTAAGAACTGGTGCTGATATTGGTTTTCTTGCACAGCTAGAATTTGTTTCAGGCGGTTCTATTTTATTTGAAATAGAATCTACACCAGTAGCTCAAGCTGATTATTCTAATTTTGGAGATTGGCAAACCCTACAAGTTGAAACTGCTCTAGCTAGTGGATTCTCAAACGCATTAGAAATTGTACGAGCTACTCCTTTACATGCAGCTATACGATTACGAATGAAATTAGCATCAGCAGGAACAGCCACAATCAAAGGAACGGTAGGATGGTTCTAATTAATGTTCAAGCCTGCATTACTGCTTGTTTCAATTCTACAAGCCCAATGTCATTTAATTTTACAAATCCCACAATTAGATCCATTTTCAGTTCCTCCAATTTGTAATGATTCTCATGCCTTTGATAATATGTTATATGAAGATGGAAAAGTCATGGCCTATGAAGATACAGTCACAACAGGAATGGAATACGAAGGATAAATAAAATATGTCTGTTTTTGAGAAATGGAGTATACGACCTGTCAAGGGAACTGTTAATGACGATGATACCGCCCTGATACTTGATTCAACTACTGCTACTCCTGAATTAATTAACAAGCTCGTCAAAATGTCCACTGTTCGGCCATACATGCAGACACCATTTCAACAAGCGGTAAATGCAAATGATAATACATTAACAAATGTAAAACAGGCTCAAGTAAACGAGTTTATCGATTTAAACAGTGTAACAACTCCTGATCCTCCTGCAACTACTGTAGGGAGAATATATGTCAGAAAAATTGATGATGATAATGAAGGTCTTTATATAAAAATTAAAATTGCCACAGTAATTCAAGAGGTCCAGATAGCATGACTATAACATACGTAGGAAACGAAATTCATGGCCTATCAACTGATACAAAACCTACACCTGTAGCTACTGGAAAAATATTCATAGAGACTGATTCGGGAGATCGATTTATCTTTAATGGTGCAGCATGGGTTTATCTCACATTTTCTGATAAAGAATGGACTGGCCTTCATAGTGGTGAGGGCTTTGAATTGATAGATCCAATAGGGGTAAATTCTGCAAGGTACTCACCATTTGGTGGGAGTGGTCCATTTCTAGCATTAAGAAGAGGACGAGGAACTTCAATAACTCCTGAGGCAATCGATACTTTTGATATTCTTGGAACTCTAACTATGTTAGGATATGATGGGGCTACTTTTCGAGAGGGATTTAAAATAGAGGTGGAAGCTGCAGAGGATTTCTCAGGCCAAACTAATGCTGGAGTTAGTATAACATTCAGACAAAGAAGAATTGGTGATGATGGAGCACAGCCTGTAGCAGAGTTTAACGCTACAACAGGAATATTTGATTTAGACTATGGAGTATCACTTTCTGATACAAGTACTGATCCCGTAGCTAATGGTGAATTTAGACGAAATGGAGCAGATGTCAAGGTATTCACTGGAGGCTCTGTCCTAAACTTTTCAAGTGTAGTAACATCTAGCGGCATTACATCAATTAACTCAGATACTACAGCAGCTCAAATAATAGCTGCTGGACTTGGAATGGACCTTACTGATGCAGGAGCAACTCATACTTTGGCTATCGATACAAGTGTGGTTCCTCAGTTGGGAGTTGTCAATACATTTACTGAGAGAATTGATATTTCTAGCGATAATGCTGGTGGATTTAATGTTCAATCTTTTGGTACGACCACCCCATTTGCATTTTTTAGAAGAGCGAAAGGAACTACAGCTAGTCCTGAGGCAATTATTACTACTGACGTTCTTGGAAAATGGGAATTAGCAGGATTTGACGGAACCAGTTATCGATCAGGATTTCAAATAATGTCAACAGCAGCAGAGAATTTTACAGGTTCATCTAATGCTGCCGTTAGCATAACATTCCAACAAAGGAGGTTTGGTGATTCTTCATTAGTTAATGTAGCAGCGTTTGACGCTACAACAGGATTTTATACTTTAGTTTATGGTTTAACTACTCCCAATGTTTCTATCGAAAATGTAGGAGCCGGCAGTAATCCTACTTTTACATCAAATAGTGCTTTACAATCCGTATCATTAACAGGAAATTTAGGAATTAACGTTACTGATCCTCAAGGAGCTTTGCATGTTCATAATGGAAATATGAGATTTACAGATACAGGAACAGGCTCGACGGCCTCTGATGGAGTGCTTTTCGGATTAGATGTAGCTGATAATTTCGTTATTAATAATTTAGAAAATGCTGGAGTTGTTTTCCAAATAGCAACAACACCTAAATTTTTAATGGATAATTTAGGTAAATTCATTATTCATGATAGTTTGACAACTGGACTTTTTACTATTAATAATGATATAGCCGGTAATACTGATACTCTCTTTCTTACTCATCGTGACTCAACAGGAAATGCCCTAAATATTATCACTAATACCACTAATGTTTCGACAAACTCAGAAGGATTAGTGAGAATACATCAAGCTGGAACTACAGCTACTACACCTGTCATGACTATACGTCAAGATGGAACGGGAGATTTCCTTAGAATCTCACAAGACGATGAGATAGCAGATATTTTCACAATTAAAAATAACGGAAATGTAGGAATTGGTACCGACTCACCGGACAGCATACTTGTAGTAGAAGAATCAGTAGGAGCTACTAATAATAATATAATGTTCAAGCACACCAATGACTCTGGTAATATTGGTAATTCATTCCTTACACTGCAGACTCATGCGGATGGAGGAGATCCATTTGTACTATGGGTTATTGATACTTCAACTAATGGATTTTTTGCTATGGGAATAGATAACAGTGATTCAGATAGATTAAAAATTAGGGGTGGAACTGATTTGGTTGGTTCCAGTATCATGGAATTTGGAAGAAGTGGAGGATCTCAAATTGGATTCCATGGAACTTCTCCAAAATTAAAACTAACAGTTACAGGCTCACGAAGTTCAAATGCAGCACTAACGAGTTTATTAGCAATACTTAATGATAATGGATTAGTACTAGATAGCTCTTCTAGTTAATCCTTAATTATTAAATCAAATAATACTAGATGATAATGATGTTTAATTTTAGAAACCTCTTCAAATCATCCAATGATGAAGGAATAGTAAATTATCAAAAAAAATATGATACCTTCCTGAAATATTGTGAGAAAAAAATAGAATCAAGTGCGTTAAGCATAAAAAATTCTTCAATACCTTCACGACATTCCAAAATGGAATTAGAGTTGTATCGTGAAATGGTTAAAATTCTCAAAAAAGACTAAACATTATTATCTCTAATTTTCACGCTAACTGTAATCCCATAATTAGGAGTATATATCACATCTTCAACTTCTAATCCGAACCTTGTCTCTAATTCTAATAATATCCTCCACGACAAAACCAATTGGCCAGTGATTAATCGCACCTTGTTATCTTCAAGTATTATTCTCCATTGTGGCCTCTCTGTAGCTAAATACTGCAATAACCTCTTACTTTGTTCTATGAGATTGAGCATTATACCATATTCATTCCTCATAATTTAAATATTTTGAGGTATTTCTAAAAGTGTGGAAAATAAGGGTATAGGATCACTAACTGATGAGGATTTGGACACAAAACAGCCAAGAATCGAATTTATTTCGCTAGAAAATGACAATGATTATGATTTTTTCCCTGAATTGGAGAACTCAAACTACAAACAGCAAGAACAAAAGATAGTGAGTCAGCTCAAAAATGGTAGCTACAAGCCCTTTATGCAAATGGTAGAGTACGAGGCTACAGTAAAGGGAACCAAATACAAAAGGCTAGAGGAGGCACACCCAGCAAACAAAGAGTATACAGCTTCACGAGATACCTATGAACAGCTAGATGCTGCAGAAATGGTAGAACTCCAAAAGAGAGTTAAAGTAAAATCCAGACTAGAAATTCTAAATGAAACATTCAAGGCTCCATCAATCCCTGCAAGACCACGATACTATCATAATCCCTTACAATATTTTGATCATGTGTTACTATCTGATCAGTACGTCAATGGATTCCCTGGAACTGTAATTGATACATATGCTGATTTCATTATGCCTAAAGATATTCATCCAGTACTCAAATTAAGATACCCTGAAGATCACGGAAATAAAGAGAAGCAACAAAAAGTCATAAAAAAGAATCAAGATATTATATCCAAGCTAGAAGCAGTCGACCAATGGTATTCTGATTTAGGAGTTCATTCTGAGGACGAATTCATGGACATTCCATTAAAAATGAAATGGAAGGCACAAATTATCAATATGCTAACATTTGGAAGAGATGCTATGCTCTTTGAGAATTGGGATCATTTACCACCTGTAACAATAAAGAAAGAAGAATTTAGAGGACTGCCAAATGTAACCAAACTATTACACCCTATTGATATGGGAATGCTTGAAATTGATAACTACACTTGGAAACTAGGAGGCATGTATGTACATAATGATAGGAATTTCGTACCAGCTCAATCTATGCTATACCTGGTTAATCAGTATCAATCACCATTTATCGGCTCAATGTTATATGGATATTCTAAAATTCAAAGAGCCTTGGATCCTGGCAGATTGTTAAGAAGAATGTTCGCACAAAATTACCAGCAATACATCAGAGCCTCATATGCGGGTATGGGAATGTTCATCTTTGATTCGAGCCAATATCCAGCCGAAGTTCGTACAAAGATAAGAACAGCTATAAAGAACTCTTGGAGAGCAGGCGAGGTAGGAGTGATAGATTATGCGAATATCGCAGATTTCAAATGGCAGGAAATGAATATCAATGTGGATATTGGGGGATTACAAAGCTTACAGGAGCAACTAGTCAAAGTTATAGTTGGAGTAATGGGTGTGCCACAGAGTTTGATATTTGATGAGTCAGCAGCTACAAGAGCTACTCTGGTAGGTAAAATTGTATCTTTCATTAATAATCAAGTTACAAGTTTGCGAGAAAGTATAGGCTCACAGATAGCCTCACAATGGTATAATCGTGTGTTTAGAGAAGTGTATAAAGATCAAAAGGATATTTTAGAGCAATTCTATATTGAATGTGAGTTTGAGGAAATGGAACTTGAAACTAAACTAGAGAAGGTAGGCAGACTAATTCAAGAACAGCAGTTAGGCAATAAATATACCAATGAGTATCTTGGCGAGGAATTGGGTGACTCTGACTATCTAAATCATATAGATGAAAAGAAAACCCAAGAGGCACAAATGGGACCACAGGAAGGAGGGGGAGCATTTGGCAAAGGTGGTAAAGGTCAATTTTCTGTAACTGATTCATCCACAGGACAGAATGTCAGTGTTTCCAAGGAATCATGATAAAAATAACAAAAGAACAAATAGAATCTATAGAGGTAGATCCTAACACTTGGAAATTAAAGAAAGTGATACTCAAATGAAGCCACGACTAAAAGTAATCACAACCCCAAAGAAGATTATCAAAGGTCAGATGCTAGCAGTTCAAGCCTATGTGTATGATGCAGATACAGGACTGCCACTAATTTATAAAAAACTCTACATGCAAATTATAGATCCTAAAGGGATTGAAGTTTGGCCACTCTCAACAATTGCAGAAAATACAAGCCAGCTAAACAAGCTAATCTCAACTAACCAACTAGACAAGGGGTTATACCAGCTACGAGTCTCAATATCAAAGAAACTATCCCCAATGTCATACTCTTTCTTTGAGATAGAGAAGAAACCCATAGGATTAGGATTTCTACCGCTAATTCCTGCTATACTATTAGGACGACCCACAGATACCAAACAAGAAAAGATTGACTCTAATATTTTACAGCCAACAGAGAAGCTAGTTAAAATTATCAGGCTATTCTATCAAACAGAGATAGATGCGCGAGTATGCCCTATTTGCATTGGACATAGAGAGGTTAGCTTTGCAAGAGGGGGATGGGATCCAGAAGATCCTAACATTCCAGTTATTGGTCCCGAAGAGTTTGGAGGAGATACCCACTGGGGATGTAGATGCCACTTTGATGTAACTACTGACTTTATGATACAAGAACAGCATAACGCACAGCTAGCAGAAATTTATGATGTTTACAAAGCAGCTCAAACAGCTAATCAATACTTTAATGATACGAGGCTGATTAATGAGTAGCATGTCAGTAGTAGTAACACCTTGTTCACTAATGAGGCAAAACGTTTTACAAAATAGTATAATTCATTTTCACGGAGCTATCGAGGCCAAAATAGAACATCTCAAGAACTACGATGGTAGAGAAGGCACATTCATCAAAAAATATCTAATCGGTGAGGAATTTAACATGAATGAATGGAAAGTAACTTGGGATGCCATAAAAAAAGATGTGTGGGGATTTGTCGGTAAACCGTTAGTACTCACTCCAGATATGGATCATCCCTCAGTTAAGGACCAAGAAGATTACAAAGTGGGGGAAATTATAGATGTAGGGATTGATGAGCTAAAAAGGACAGCGTGGCAAGTCTCAGAGATTACAGTTCCTAAAGTCGCTGAGATGATTAGAGAGGGGAAAATAAAGTATGGCTCACCTACAGTATTAACATATTCCCAAAACACTACAAAAAGAGCCAAGCTAGGAAATGGCAAAACTCAAACCACACTAGAGAGGTTTATTCCAGCTCATGATGCCCTAGTAGCTGATCCTGCATATGGAAAAGAGGTAGATAAGATTCCTGCTATCTGTGACGGGACTGGAGAGGGATGCGGATTAAAATTGTTGGAAGTATCAGCTTCAGTACAAAAAGACGCTGAAATTAATTCAGACAATATCAATCAATTAACGATAGTACCGTTTGCAAGAAAAGCCATTAAAAAACACTTCAAAGGTTCAACAATTAATGAGATAGTCGGGTATATCAAAAATGCTGATTCATCAAAATTAAAATCATGTGTATCTCGTAAAATTAGAATTATCTCAGATGAGGATCCAAAAACACCAAATGATAAAGTGGTAGCTATGGCATATTCTTATTGTCGTAAATCAAAGAGTGCAGACATTGAAAATCTAATAGCTGAGGATATAGGGGAAGATATTTTTGCAATCAAGGAACAATTGGAGTTAGAAATTGAATTAAAAGATCAATTATCTCATGAGATCTCCAATGTAAAGACTAAATTAAAACAAATTACAGCCTAAGATAATGGGTAAAAAACATAAAAAACCTTCAATAGAAAAGCTAGAATCTAATATGGATTCACTCACAGCTACACTTCGTGAAAATCCTACACTTATGGGTGAAAGTAACTCAACTACAACTCTAACGATGGAAGCACCACTAACTAAACCAACCCAAACCAAAGAGCAAGACAGTATTACTTGTAAAGGGAAATACTTGGGTGGAGTCTTAGAATGTGATGTGGTAAAGTCTAGTATGGATTTAGGCCGACTACAAAGAATAATTCTCAAAGTAGACGGAAGAAGTTATGAGTACACACGAACTCATATCTTTTAATTTTTTATATCAACTCTAACTAAATCACGCAGATAGTCACTTTCACTGATATAGCCAGATTTACGCCATGTCTTTGATATTTTTTTACTCATTTCTTTAGTCACGTATGTTTGTAGATGATAATTATATTTTGGTTTTCTTAATTTGTCCATACGTTAAATTAACTTACCTGTAACTTAAAAAGTGTTGGTTAAATACATATTTTTTACAATTTTATTAAATGCAATCCCTCGAAGAGCTTAGAGACGAAGTAATAGAACTAAACGCTGCAGTTAAAGCAGAAAAAGAAGAAGACGAGGACAAAGAATCTAAACATAAAGCAGCATTGAAAGCTATGAAAGATGAACATAAAGACGCAATGAAAGACGAAGATGAAAAACATAAAGCAGAAATTGAACATAAAGACGATGAACATAAAACAAAATACGAATCACTCAAAGCAACTCTCAAAGCTGCAATGGATGAAGAAGAAGATGAAAAGAAAAAAGAAGGAATGAAGGCAGCCCTCAAAGCAATGGAAGATGAGCATAAAAAAGAGGCTAATGATAAAACTCGAACAATAGAACAAAAAGAAGGCAAATACGGCAAAGAAGAAGATGAAGAAAAGAAAGCCCTTAAAGCCGAAGTTACTTATTTGACAGCAGCAGTCAACAAACCAAAATTAGATTATCTTAAACAAGTTTACACAGCAGCAAATACTCCAGATTCAGAATTAACCAATTATATCGATGAATGGTCTGCAATGTCCAGCAAACAGTTAGATGCTGCAATTACTCAAACCAGTAGATTATCTGGTCACATGAAATCATTTGAGGCCTCCACTGAACAGAAAAGCCCATTTGGATTCTCAACTGCAGATGTACCAGGTTCACATTCAACTTACAACGCTGGTAAAGGATTAGATAAAATCGATAAAATGAATGATAAGGACTTGTTCTCAAGTCCAGGAGTACAATAATATGCCTAGTGAACTTATTGCTAATTCTGTTAGATTTCCAGTAACATACGCACCTTGGTACGTATACACAGCAACATTAGACGCTAGCCCTACAGCCTTTGAATATGGAGATATGTTAGTTCCCGATGCAGCAGGCACATGGGATAAGAACGGAGCAGATGAAGCTGATCTTAGTTTAGGATATGCATTTGCATTAGAAAATTTTGCAGTAGGTGATACTACCGTGGATGTAGCCGTCCCTGGTTCAGCAGTTCCATTATTGGCAGAAGCCTCAATTAGACCAACATCTCTAGTCAGTTTTGATGGAAGTACAGATCCTCAAAGAGTAACAGTAGGAAGTGCTACATTATTGGCAGCAGGCAAAGTTTTAGGCAGATTAAGAAATCATCATGCAGATCACAATAACTTGAGATTAACTGTATTAAATGACATTGTAGTAATATTGACAGGAGCGATCTAAAATGGTGGATGCTAGTCTAACTTTCTTCCCAAAGAGTAAAGTAGCATTTTCAGGCTCAGCCTTAGATATTGATAATTTAGGATATGATAATGAATTTGTCGCATCCTTTGAAACTTTTGAAGTAGTTCCCAAAGTATTCTCAGCAAAGAAAGATGAAAATCTAGAAGCATATCAAGCAGCACTTAATCCAAGAATAGGTTATAGAATCGAGGAAGTACGTGAAGAACTCTCAGCAATGAAGAGAATCCAAAAGAAAATAGATAAGGTCAAAGCAAACTCTAGAGGTAGAAATCAGTTTAACGCCTCAGTAATAGGTGAGATGCAAGACTTACAAGAACAATATAATGCCGTAGTCAACGGTGATAACACTAACCAGCTAACTATCGTACAATTTGTTAATGAAATTGTAGGAAAACTAGAGCAGCCTTCATACATTACTACAGCATTCAAACATATTGCACTAGATAGATTAAGAGGTAAAATACCAGAAATGGGATGGCCTGCAGTAACCTTACAAGTAGGTAGATTATCCGAGCCGGAAATATCCAATACAGAATTTGGTCAACTCGAATTTAGAATCTTTAGAAATGATATTCATATCTATGTATCTCGTGAGGACAGAATGGAGGCAACAATCGATCCTTATGCAGTCTCAACCTCTCAAGGTCAAATACAGATGCTTAGAGCCAGGGAATTACTAGCATTAAAAGAATTATCCACACTCGTATATGCTGGAGATGGTACATACGGAGAACTTCCAGACTTTACAGCAACAGGTACAGAAGGAGTTCCACATGCCACAAACGACGGACCTAAAGCCTTTGTCAATGTCATACTATCTCACTTTAACAAGTTCTTTAACTATGTAAAATATTTCATTTGGAACCCATTAGATTACAGAGATTATCTATCCAACTGGTTCTCCTTTGCATATGCGCAAATAGAAGCACCACAAGGATTCGGAGTGGTTCCAATGAGAGGTTTAGAGCAATACAACGCAGTAGCTATTATCTCCCCATATGTTCCACAAGGCTTTGTATATTCTCTTACTGATGAAGGAGCCTATGAGCTAGATGGTCCTTATGTAGTTGATGCAGAATATGACGCTAAGAAATTCGCTGATTATAATATTGTCCATGACTTTATCGGGTATGCAATAATGCACCCTGAAAGATTCGGTGAGAAACTAAAAATTACTGCTTCTCCTTCCGGTACTGAAATCACTACAGACTTACAGGTGTATAATCTACTCAAGCCACCTACAGGCATAGTGGTTAAGAACGCAACTGCTTGATGGAGTTATTAAATGACAAACAAACCTAATGCTTCAAAGAGTGGCTGGCCTACAAGTAGAGTGGGACCTATTCCTTCTGCTAGTGCAGAATCAGTTTTTACTTTTACTACTACCAAAGTAGAAATTATCAAATCTATTAATGTTCAATATGCAGCAGATAGTAACGCAGCAACTCGATCAATGAAGATTCTAGTAGAAGATTCTCTTGCTGACACATTAGGAGGAAGTGGAGATTTTGCAGATATTATACTTAATAAAACTGTTAATTGTCATGCAGCAACATATGAAAATGAAGTCACTCCTGTAAATAAAACTCAAACATTACCCGATATAGGAGAATTTTTCTCAAAAATATTTCCTATCGAATTGCCTATAGGTACTATAACTATCCGCACTATTACTCAAAATGGACAAGTTGGTGATCAATTATCAGCTCTTTCTATAATCTTAGAAGAATTCATACCATCGGTGGGAAGTTCTTAAAATGGCAAAACAAAAAATTAGTGCAAATACTTGGCCAGTTAAAAAAACAATTTCTGATCCCGGAGCTGGCAATAATGTATCTATAACGGTGCCAGCAGATGAGGTATGGGAGTTTGTTTCTGCAAACTTTTTGTTTACTCCTGACGGAGCAGGTGTTACCAGAAATGTACGATTAATTTCTACAGACTCAGTAGGAGTTGAAATAAGCTCTTCTGACTTTACGGGAGATATTGGAATAAGTACAGCTACAGATATAGAAGTAAGCAGATTTGCAGTAGCTCCTGCAACAGTGGCCGGAGTTGATTATATCGAATCTCCAATTAACTTGATTATTCCTCCTCTTGGTAAAATCCAAACACAAATTCCAACTTTAGAATCAGGAGATTTATTTACGGCTGCTTTTATGTATGTGAAAGTATTCAAGGCTTCACAATAATTTGACTAATGTCATCTACCCAAGGCCAGTTTAACGGACCAGTAACTAATACTTGTGCATTTAAGAAAAGAAAAGCAGGTATCTTAATCCCTCAATGTCCTCCAGGTACAGAATTACAGATTAATGGAGAGGCTGACTATTATCTTTGGGCTAACTTTTCAAGAGAGCCATACAAGGCAACATATGATTTACTATTTTTTAATGGTGGCAGATTCTCTACTCGAAATATATTTTTTATTGTCAGTAGTACAGGAGATTTCATAGTAGATTCTGATGGGGATAACATTGTAGGATTGGAGGAAAAATCATAATCATGGCAAATAAAACCTATGGTCAATTCCTTGAAAAAGTTACCATTATTGCTTCTGATATTTTCCCTATTCAAGATGGAGCTACAGGAATCACCAAATTTGTAACAGCGCAAGCAATAGCTGATTTTGTCCCTGAAAATGCTGTACCTCTTACAGAGTCAGCGGTAAGTACAACTACAGATGGAAGTTCAATAATTGGAATAACTGATACGACAGCAGTAAGAACAGTCACGGTAGATTCTGCAGCGATTTTAATTAAAGGCCAAAAATTTCAAATCAAAGATCAAAGTGGAGGATCTTTTACCAATAATATTATCATAGCAACAGAGGGATCTCAAACTATAGATGGACAAAGCACGCTTCCTATCGTGAACAATTATGGTGTTATGCGATTATACTCAAATGGGAGTAATCTATTCACGGAGTAATATGATATGAGTACAGCCTTTGGTTCCCCAACAGATGAAATAGGAAGTGGAGCTAGTACAGTTTTCGCCCGTTCAATGGAAGATATAGCAGTTGATACCGGTACAGTTTGGAAACTCAATAGAGGATCTGCTGGGTTTCCAGGAGGTACACCTGGACTAGGATCAATTATTCGATTAAAAACATTCTTTGTATCAAAACCCATTCTAATTACTGCCGGTCAAGATCTTGTATTTAATACACCATTTAATTTTAAAACACCATTTGTTTTTATCGGATTCGGTTCAAATGTGTTAATCACATTACCCCTCAAAACTGGAAGCATTGATAATTTTGCTGATGGTACGACTAACACAATTGTAAACTCTACAGCTCACGGATTAGAGGATAACGATGTAGTAAAAATTATAGACAGTAGAATAAGCAAGCAGGGAGGAAATCATGTTATTACAGTCATTGATGTTAATAGTTTCTCAATACCTATAACACCTTTTGGAGGTGTTGACGGTCAGTGTAGATGGACACAAGTAGAAGTATTCATTACAGGTATGGCTAACGGAGGCACAGGAGTTACAACTTTAACAATGCCTAATCATCCTTTTGCAGATGGTGATTGGTTTAACTTGAGAAACTCTTCTGTTATAGCAGATGCTACGTTCCAGGTTAGTGGTGCAACTACAAATACCATAAATATTGCTAATACATTTACTACTACCTCAACTGCAAGTGCCAACGTAGCACATGGACAATTAAGATTTGCAAATGAGCTTTTTTTTAATGCATTTCCTCATACTGTGGGAAACAAGTTTATGGATTTGCAAGGCGAGATAAGAGACGGTGAATTAACCTCTCTTTTATTTACTGGAACTGTACTAGCAGGATTTGAATTAGGAGAAACACGAGATAATAATTTTATAGTATTTGCAGCTAATAGTTTTTTGGCTGACTGTTTTGGATTATTACCTTTAGGATCTCTCGTAGCAAATGCTACAGATACTGCAGTCCCAAGATCAAATCAGCCTCTTTTTTCTCAAAAAAGTTATCAATCCTTATTTGAATTGGGTAGTAATTTTAATACAGAATTTAATTTTATAACCAATGCTGGCCCTATGGGTGTAGAGGAGGCTAATGGAAGTTACATAAATTTCAATACTTCTACAAACTCTGCTTTTCGAGGTACGGTTAAAGATACTACAGGTGCTCCGATATTTGGTAGTTATTTTAAGACTGGTAACTTTGGAAGGGCTGACGCACCACCTACAAGTAGTGTATCAAGTGTTCTAGTAGTGCCTGTTAGTGATACCTCACCATTTCGAAACGGTGATGGAGTAATTCTTAGTGAAAATTCTCAATATCCTGCAGCAGCAGGAACTATAGCTAATATAATTAAAAATACTTCTGTAGAATTTACGGGAATTATTACAGTATCTCCTATTGTGGGCACTTTTATTAGTGCTACAGATGGAGGAAGCGGAACTACCGTATTACATGCAATGACTGGCCAGCTAAGCGGTTTACTTGTAGGTGATTTTATTCTAGTTGGATCAGATGGAGACCCGAATTTATACCCTGGAACTCATAAAGTATTGGTAGTTGATGATCTAGGTGGAGCGGATCCTAAAGTAACTATATTGGCTACTTTTCTCGGAACTTCTACAGATGCAAGTGTAACAAGTGATGCTGCTATCTTATTCAAAAATAGTGATCTAGCTAGTTTTGATCAGACTGAACCCCGTATTGTTTCAAAAGGAAATAAAGCGTTGGATGATTCTATGACATTAGCAGATATATCCTTTCAAAACGTAGCCAGTCCTCTAACAATAACTATAGCTACACAAGATGTACCTGTAGTGATTGCTGGGGGTGCTTGGTTTTCTACTGGAGAAGAAAGAATAACATCAGACAGTAACGGATTAGCCACATCTACAGGTCTTGAGGGTGGCGAATTGACCATGTCATACTTTTCATCATTAGAAAAACTAACAGGTGGTACTACAAATATCGGACTAACCATCTTGATAAACGGCATAGATGTAACACCAAACCCACCACGATCTGAAAATCCTGGCGTTATTCAAATTAACGGTACTTCTGTCTTTACTATTAGTACCAGTGATACTATACAGATGGCAGTTGTAAACTTTAGTGGAATTGATGATATTGCTGTAGGTCAAGCAAATAATGTGATACAGAGGAGTGCATAATGAGTTACATACCTGAAAAATATATCACGACTGCAGACGCTTTTGACAGTGTAGGAATAACAGAAGCACTCCAAAAGACCATAACTGATGAAGAAAGAAAACGATACCAGGATTGGGTTAGGGAGGCCAATAACCTAGTAGAAATTGAATTATTCCCTGATAGTGATGTAATCCCTATTACAGATGTAAAGATGCTATCATATTTGAAATCAGCCGGTCTTGCTTGGGTTAATTACAAAAAGAGATCATGGCAAGGATCAGCCAATGCTAAGGATTCTCACGATGAT